ATCGCGTGGCGACCCATGTCTTCGGAGTAAGGTGCGTTGCGCTTTGGATACTCATGGACAACCGTACGACGGCCGCCCGCGCGCGAGCTCGCTTCGACATGAAAGACAACGCCGCGAAAGCTCGCCGGCACGAGACTGTCGCGCCAGACGTTATGGACGTCGCGGATCGAGGTCATTTATTCCTCGGCGTTCGCCGGTTCTGCCGGCGTCTTCTCGCGGCTCACGGTGGTATTGCCCTGAAAACCACCCTCGCTTTCGGTCTTGACGGTGGTGCCGCTCGGGGCGCGGATGTTGACCTTCAGCCCCATGCGGCTGCGCGGACGCGCGAGCATGCTCGTCACTTGCTCTCTGGCTCGATTTGTCGCCTTGCCCAGATCGACTGCCTCGCTGTCTGAGGGCGTCACGCTCTGCAACCAACTCGGAGCCGCTGACTTCTGGCCCCCGATATCCAAGTCGCCGATTTCGACGCGACCGGTTGGCCGTGCTCGCTGTTGCGATGACGGCCCCGGCTGGACGTCATCCCAACTTCTAAGACCTCTCGTCCAGCGCGTGACTGAGGTGCCTTCCTCCTTGTCACGATGACCGGGGTTGACTTCGCCGTGACCAAAGAAACGGCTGGGTGGGATGCCGTATTTCTTGCCGAGAAACACCGCGAGCTTGCGCATCGCTGCGATCTGTGCCGGCGTGAAATTTTTGTCCTCCTTGCCGGCGCCCGAGATGCCGATCGTATTCGCGTTGCTCAGTCCCGAGCCCATCGGACCCCAGCCAGGCAAGATGTGCGCGCCGCGTCTGCCGGTTCCGATGAATTGATAGATCGTGCCGTCGCGATCGACGATAAAGTTGTAGCCAAGCCCGCGTTGGTTCATCGTATTGACGGCGCTCAACAGCGACGGCCCGCCGGTGTTGTGGACGATGACCGCCTGCGGATTGATCTTGAATTGCGGGAATTGCCGAGTTGAGCGGCCAGTGATGTCGCGCACCTGCCCGAGATCGCTAATATCGCCGAGATCGACAGGCGTTGCGCCAGGGGGCCCGCGATCGCCACGCAGCGCGCGCTTGATGTGCTCGAGCGTGAACGGCTGCATGTTACGCGGCGTTGTAGCCTCTTCCGCTTCTGCCGGGCTTGTCGGCACCAGTGGCTCGCTGGTCTCTAGCGGGCCGCCGGTAGGAGAAACGCGACCACCCCTTGGAAAGCGAGTGCGCCCGCCACCGCCGCCCATGCCCCCGCCACCACCGGCGCGCCCGCCGCCGATACCGCCAAAGCCAAAGCCGCCGCCAATCGCGCGCGCTTCGGCTTCCTCGCCTAAGCCGAGATAGTCGTTCAAGCGTTTGAGCTCGTCAGTCGTCTTGTCGACGACTTCGTCGAGCTCCTTCATCACGCGGCGATCGCCATAGGCCGCAGCGGACTCGCTGCTACCCGTAAAGCGATAAGGCGTCGTCTGCCCCAGAGTAGATGAGCGCAGAATAGTCATCGGAGGCGGGCGCTCGCCCTCGCCAGTGGATGCCGGTTGTGGCGTCTCGCCGCCGCCTTCTCCCGCCGGTGGAGCTGCAGGCGCGCCTCCGCCCTCTTTCGCTTCGGCCCCCTTTGCGCTCGTCGAAAGAGCCACGCCGAACGCAGTGAGCGCGCCGAAAACGAACATCAGCTTGCCAATCGCGCCGAGACCGCCAGCGACACCAAAAAGCCAACTGGAAAAGCCTAGCGCGACGACGCCCTCGATGATCGGTTTCCAGCCACCGATCTGCTGCACGATCGGATCGAGCGCAGCGAACGCTGCCTTCACATCGTCAAAAATCTTTTTGAGCGTCTGCAGCGCCGCGGTGAGCCCGTTTGCGATCGCATCCCAATCGATATTGATCGAGCGCGCCCATTCGGCAAACGCGTTGACGACATCGCGACCGGGGCCTTGCAACCATCGATCGAGCGAGTGAGTCAGTCGCTCGAATGCCGGCATCACCGCCATGCCGACGGTAGTTTTCAGATTATCGAAGGTGATGCCGAGATTCGTCCATGCGAGCTGATAGGCCCGCATCGTCGGCGTGTCTCGCCGTAGGTTTTCATTGAGCGGCCCAACGTCGAACATGTCGCGGTAGGTGACCGACGAGAGCCCGAACAACTTCTTGATCGACTCCTGCGCATCCGGCGACATGCCTTTCATGCGCTCGGCCAGGACGCGCATGCCGGCTTCCCAACCGCCGGGGCCGCGCACCGCCTGCATGAGCTCTTGCGCGAGCTGCACGCCACCACGCCCGCGTGCGAGCTCGCGGAATATCTGTGACCGGCCGCCCTCTTGCTGCAGCGGACGCAGCGCGCGAACGACGCCCTCGATATTGCTGGTCGCTTGCTGACGGGAAAGACCGAGCGCCTGGCCGCGGGCAATAAGCTTCTCGAGCTGCTCGGTGGTGAGCCCGAGCTCGGAGGCGGTGTAGTGGAGCCCTAAGCCTTCGCGGGAGAAATTGGCGAGCGCTCGCGCCGCCGCGGCGATGCCGCCAATAAAGCCGGTGCTAATGATGGCGCCGGCGCCGGTGAGATTGACGAGAGTTTGCAGCTCGGTGTTGAGCTTCTGCGCGGCGCCTTCCAGGTCCTTGATGTCGGACTTCCATTTCGAGAATAGCGTGCGGCTCTCGACATTGTGCATGCGCTGGCGCACGCGCTCGAGCGACGCGGAGACCTCGTCGCGAATTAGGACTTCTACGACCGGTGCTTCAGCGGCCATCGCTTATTCGTAATTGTATTGTGACCATTCCGTTGTATCGCCGCCCGCATGCGGCATCTGCGGCGTCTTTTTCGTCTTTGACGGCCGGAATAGATTTTTCTTGCCGTTGCCGTTCTTGGCGCCAGCGCCGACATCGATGTCGATTGAGGCGTTGCCGCTCATCACCTGTTGAGCGACGTCATGCGCGAGCGAGCGGTTGATTTTGGCGCGAGCTGATTCACGCCCGGCGATTTCAAGATCGCCGATTTCAACTCGTGGCCGCTCGCCGTCGCTGGTGTGTTGTCTTGGCCGCTCGCGATCTTGAATGCCGGGCCGCACGCCTGGCGGCAAGTTAGCGCCGAGATAGCGTCCCGTGATGCGCCGCCTGTTGGCGGCTTCCGTCGCTCGCTGACTGCCGTAAATTTCGTATGCAGCGCCAGCGCTGAGATCGACGACGCCCGGCGGTCCGACGTCAACTTTGCGCGTGACGTATTTGCGCCCGTCTGGCAGCGACAATTCGTACCAACCGCCTAGCCCACGTCGAGTCGCTGAGGCGAAGCCCGGTGTATCAGGCGGTAGGCCGCTCGCAAACGGACCCTCGCGATTGCGCATCGCGCCCCAATCGGTCCACACGTTGCCTTTCGGATCGGTGTATCGCCAGGGCTTGCCGAGAAACCATGTTTGCCCGCCAGCGACGTCAAAGCGACCACCGCCCGCTGTAGGTGCGCTGCTCGATGGCGTGCTGCCCTCGACCGCTTGGCGGATTTGTTGGAGGTTGAACCGCCGCATCCCTTGCGGCCCGACTTGCGTGGGCGCTCCTGCCGGGCTCGTTGGTGCAGTTTGATCGCCATCGCTTGGCCCGCCGCTGGGCCCGCTCGGCGGCGTGCCGCCCGAGCCGAGACCGCCACCACCGCCCTCGAGACCCCCGCCGCCACCACCGCCGCCGCCGAAGCCGCCGCCCCCAGCGCCCCCACCTTCGCCCGCCGGCATCAGATAATCGTTGAGCTTTGCGAGCTCGTCCTTCAGGTCCTTGAATTCGTCAGTGAGATCCTCGCGCGTGCGACGATCCTCGATCGCGCCCGGCGAGAGATATTGCTCGCGCCCGGCGAGAAAATTCGGATCGGGATGAAAGCGAATATCATTCGGCCCGCCGCGGAGCATGTCGCGGAAGTCACCGAACTTTTGCGGCGTCGCTTCGGGATCATTATAAAATTCCGGCCCGAGCAAACGCCGCCACCAGGGAAGATTCTTCGGGCCAGGCAGTAGATCGATGCCACTCGGCGGCTCTCCTGGCGGATGCTCTTTGAGCGTCTCCTCACGATCCTCGCGCATCCGCTGGCGGAATTTCTCGATCTCTTCGCGATGCGTGAGGATGTAATAGAGCGCGCTGATGGTGCCGACGAGCGGCGTCAGCGCTCGCAGCACTGGCAACAACGGCGCGATGCCGCGCAGGGCAAAGGCGACCGTACCAAGCCAACGAATGAACGGCAGCGCCATCAGTCCGATGATCACCTTCGTCCAATCCAGGCCGATCGACTTAATGACCTTGTCGGCGGTCTGGAATGCGGCGCCGATCTCGTCAGTCGCCTTCTTGAAATCAGCACTCAGGCGCTCGAGGCCTCCCAACTTGATCCAGGCGTCGATTGCCGCGGTGAGCTCGTTGCCCCAGGCGCTTATTTGCGCGACGAATTCTTTCCCCGTCTGCGACTGTAGCCACTTGTCGAGCGACTGCATCAGCCGCGTCATCGATGGCAGGAGCGCGGTCCCGATGGTCGTTTTGATATTGTCCATCGAGATGCCGAGATTGGTTTGTGCGAGCTGATATTCGAGTAACTGCCCCTTATCGAGCCGAATGCGCTGGTGCAGCTTGCCGAGCACGAGCTCGAGATCGCGATAAGCGACGCTCGGCAAGCCGAACATCTTCATGATCGAGGTTTGCGCCTCGGGCGACATGCCGCGCATGCGCGCGAATAGATGTTTCAGCCCGCCGATGACGCCATCGGGGCCTTGCATCGCGGCGACGACCTCCTTCGCCAACACGACGCCAGTGCCGCGCGCTCCGCGCGCTAATTCCTTGAACACCTCCGATTGCGGCCCGATGCGATTGAGCTCGCGCAGCTTCTCGATCGTGCTGCCGATGCCTTGCGCGGCCTGTTCTTGCGAGAGCCCGAGCGCGACCCCAGCATTGCGCAATTGTTCAAAGCGCTCGGTTGTGACGCCGAGCGCGGACGCCGTGTAGTGAAGCTGGAGGCCGGTGCGGGCAAAATCGCCGAGCGCCCGACTTGCCGCATAGAGGCTTGCAACGACACCGCCACCGATGACGCCGCCGACCGTGAGCTGCTTAAGCGTCGAGAGCTCGCGCCGCGCTGCCGAAGCCGCGCGCTCGAGCCCCTGAAATTCGCGCTGTCCCTTCGATGTGTTGAAGCTCTCGAGCTGGCGACGGTATTTGGCAAACGCCTCTTCCATCGCCTTCGAGAATTCATCCCGAAGGATCAGTTTAAGTTCGATTGACTGATCAGCCATGGACTATTCGGGAGGCTGCGCGGCCTCTTGCTCGGCTGTGATCGCGTCGGCGAGCTTCGCAGTCCAGCGTAGATGCCGGCCGAGTTCGCTGATTGTCTTTTCGAGAAAAATGCAGGGATCGACGTGATAAAAGTGCGCCAGCCGATAGCAGTCGAGCACCACGTCGTCGGGGTTTATTACCCCATGGCCGGCATAAAAAAACGTACGAGCTTCCAGGCTATCGTGTTCCAGTCCCCCGCTGGAATTTGCCGCACGCTCGAGGGCGGAATCTGTGCCAGCGTCGAGATCATCGCCGACATTTTCTTTTCGTCGAACGTGACTCGCGGCTGCTCGAGCCCGAACACCTCGAGGATGATGGGGTTGCCGGCGCGCTCGATATCGCCCGCGGTCGGCTCCCGCCATTTGATGATCTTGACTTCCTCGCCGTGCGCCTGAATCGGCTTGCTCAACGTTAGCATCAGATCGTTGGCTGGCACGCCATTAGCCTGGGGAGGCGCTTCGCCACCGGCAGGCGCTTCAGTTTCATTCTCCGCCATGAAGTGCTTCCTTATGAGTTGGATAATTTCGCTCGCGCAAATTGCGCGAGCTCGGCGCTTAGCCGATCTCGTCGCAGCTCGTGCCTTCCCAGCGGACGCGAACCTGACCCTCTCGGGTGTTGTTCTCGAGCGCCGATTTGCAGGCCGCCTCTTTGAGGACGTAGACTTTTTCATTCGCGAGCTCCGCGGTGACGGTCACCTCGACCATCTGCTCGAGCGTCTCGAGGCTGACCTCTTGCGTGGTGCTGACGTCGCCCTCGATCCACGGCACGCGCGGGAGCTCTTGATAGCCGTGGACGTAGTCCTGACCGGCGAGCATCGTGCGTTCGAGTGAGCTGGGCGAGACCGTGAAATTTCCTCTCAACGGATACTGATTGCCGTCGATTTTGAGGAACGCCGTTCCGGCGATTCTCTGTGCCATAGTTGGCTCCTTTTGTAGGAAAGCCGCGTCATCACGACGGGGCGAGTGAAAGCGCCGCGCGCTTGCGCGGCGCTACGCTGCGAGGGTCGCGTCTCCTTGCGTTGGGGGATTAGTTGATGATCTCGAGGTCCTGGCCGCGGTCGTATTGCAGGCGGAATTGTGCCAGCACGGCGAAGACGCGGAGTTGATTCACGAGATCAGGCGGATAGAGCACGTTCAGGCGGTTGGGGTCCTGGTTGTCCCTCTCAACCACGAGATGGTCCTTGAATGCCTGCAAGTTCTCTACGAGACCGTTGAACTCATCGATCGCATACTGCGCGACGAGCTCGGCCGTGATGACCTTCGGCGTGACGATCTTCTGACCGACACCGAAGCGCGTGCCGTCATCCGCCAATTTATATCTTGGGTATTTCGACGTGATGACCTGACGCTGATTGCGAATGAGCTTCGCCAAAGTTGCGAGCGTAGTGACGAGCTCATAGGCGTCATCGCTCTGTCCGTACAGATTGAGCTGATAGGTGGTGGTCTCACGCATGATGTGTGAGACGTTGGTCAAACTGGCTTGTTGTGTGGCGATGCCGGCGCCCGAGAGACTGTTGAGCTCAGGCAAGTTGAAGCGATCGTTCCCCTTCGCCGGGAGGATGCTGTCGAGCGTGAGCGTCTGCAGCGGACGGGCCGGATCGTTCGTCAAAGCGCGCG